ACTGCGGCACTACAAGGTCAGGCGTTTGAGTCACAGGCTAGAGCGCAGAAACTTGCGGCAGAGGCTAGTGTTGTACCACAGGAGCTTGAGATTGACCGTATCAAGGCTGTTACAGCTAACCTTAAGTCAGGTGATGCAGATGACAAAGAGTTCCAGAAGCGTCTTAAAATATCAGAGCAGTTACTAAAAGAACGTGAAGTAGCTGTTAAAGAAACCCAACAAGGAAAAGCAAATGATAACACAGCGTCAATTCAACGAGGCATTGGAGCAGGTGAACAAGGCATTCAAGAGCCAAGACCAGAAGCTAGTGGCATTGGAAGCAGACCTCCGCGACCTCAAGGAATCCCTCAAGGAGAAATCTAATGCCAGTAAAAAAACGAGACCCAAGATTAGCTAGAGCAGGAGTCTCTGGCTTTAACAAACCAAAGCGTACACCTAGTCATGCCAAGAAGTCTCATGTGGTAGTGGCTAAAGAAGGTGACAAGATTAAGACCATACGCTTTGGCGAGCAGGGTGCAAGCACAGCGGGCAAACCTAAAGCAGGTGAGTCCGCTAAGATGAAAGCTAAACGTAAGTCCTTTAAGTCTAGACATGGTAAGAACATTGCTAAGGGTAAGATGTCTGCGGCTTATTGGGCTGATAAAGTTAAATGGTAATTGGGAGATAACTATGCCATACGGTAAAGGTACATACGGTAGTAAAGTAGGAAGACCACCAAAGAAAAAAAAGACAGTAGGTAAGAAAAAGCCTAAGAAATAGCTTGACTTTCTTAGTAAACTATGGTATAATATTACTATAATATACATTAAGTATGTTATTTAAATTATTAATTAAAGCTGTCCATTGAGGAGAAACAGTAAATGACTGATGTAGAACTAGAGAAGTACTATCGTTCCTTTGAAGAGATGTTCCGTACAGATGGTTGGAAGAACTTAATGCAAGACTTTAAAGGAAGTGCAGAACAGGTCAACTCCGTAGAAGCCTGTAAAGACGACAAAGACCTTAACTTCCGTAAGGGACAACTTGTAGTCATGGCTAATATGCTGAACCTAGAGTCACAGATAGAAACAGCTAAACAACAAGCACAAGAAGAAGAAGCAGAAGAATGAGACGTATGTATGACTTCCGCTGTGACAACGGACATACTAACGATTTTCTCAGATACTCAGACGTAGAAGAAGTTGATTGTCCTGATTGTGGGTTGAAGGCTAGAAAGATTGTTACACCTGTAAAAGTTAATGGTGGTAAAGACTCTTGGAAGGAAACACGGAAGTGGGCTAGACAAAGAGAGTCACACATGAACGCTAACAAATCGTAACACAATAACGTAAGGACAACTCTCGACCATAGAACCCTTACACTTAATACACCTCCATAATGATATTAATCACGGAGTTTAATAATGGCAAGACTAATAGATGAGCGTCCAGAAGACGTAGAAGAGAACGACATTGACACAACGCTAGAACAAGAACCTCAAGAACCAGAGGCAACTCTTGAAGAACCTGAGTCAGACATACCTGAAAAGTATCAAGGAAAGAGTACAGCCGAGATAGTAAGGATGCACCAAGAGGCTGAGAAACTTTTAGGTAAGCAAAGTTCTGAAGTAGGTGACTTACGCAAAGTTGTTGATGACTACATTCAGACACAACTCACCGACACTGAAACACAAGCAACAAATGCTGACGAAGAAGTAGATTTTTTCTCTGACCCCGACAAGGCAGTCGAGAGAGCAATTAATAATCACCCGAAGATTAAGGAAGCTGAGAGTATCAGCAACCAATACCGACAGTCAACGGCTATGGCTACACTGCAAACCAAACACCCTGAGATGCAGGGAATCTTGCAGGACGCTAAGTTCGCTGAATGGATTAAGGCTTCGAAGATTAGGACACGGCTCTTTGCACAGGCAGACCAACAGTATGATGTAGATGCCGCTGACGAACTATTTTCCCTATGGAAGGAACGTCAACAGGTTGTCAGTCAAACTGCCGCCAATGAGAAACAACAACGAAAGCAATCTGTTAAATCCGCATCTACAGGCAATGCCCGTGGTAGTGGTGAACAGAGAGCCAAGAAGGTCTACAGACGCGCAGACATTATTAAACTAATGCGTACTGACCCAGACAGATACCAAGCACTATCAAATGAGATTATGCAAGCGTATAAAGAAGGGAGGGTACGAAACTAATATTATTATATAGGAAGTATTAAAATGACTGATTCAACTTATCCCGCAATGGGCGGGGCAGTAGACAACACTAGCGCGGCAACTTTTATCCCAGAAATCTGGAGTGATGAGGTTATTGCCGCTTATCAATCTAACCTTGTATTAGCACCACTCGTTAAGAAAATGGCTATGGCAGGAAAGAAAGGTGATACCCTTCACATTCCTAAGCCTACTCGTGGCGATGCTCATGCTAAAGCAGAAGGCGCGGCAGTAACCATTCAGAACGCTACTGAGTCTGAAGTACAAGTAGTTATTGACAAGCACTTCGAGTACTCACGTCTAATCGAAGACATCACAGACGTACAAGCACTAGCTTCTCTTCGTCAGTTCTACACTGGTGATGCAGGTTATGCTCTAGCTAAGCAAGTAGATTCTGACTTGTTTGCTCTAGGTAAGTCTTTCGGTGACAACGGTGGTGATTACGTTGGTACTGGTACTTACAACTTCGCAGGTAGCACTGGTCTTGAGGCTTACGCTGTAGACTCTGTAGCCGCAGGTGACGTATTCAATGATGCAGGTTTCCGTGAGCTAATTCAAAAAATGGATGATGCTGACGTACCTATGGACAATCGTTGTCTAGTAGTACCACCATCAATCCGTAACGCTATCATGGGTATCGACCGTTACTCTTCTAGTGACTTCGTAGATGGTAAAGTTGTAAACAATGGTCAAATCGGTAACTTGTATGGTATCGACATCTTTGTTTCTTCTAACTGTCCTGTTATCGAAACTGCCGCTGATAATGGCGCAGGTGGTGACGTTAAACAAGCTATGTTATTCCACAAAGACGCAATGGTTCTAGCAGAGCAACAAGGTGTTCGTTCACAAACTCAGTACAAGCAAGAGTTCTTAGGTTCTCTTTACACTGCTGATACTTTGTACGGCACTGCTGTTCTACGTCCAGATGCGGCATTCAACATCGCTGTAAACGCTTAGTAGTACTTAAGGGGCTTCCATTCGGGAGTCCCTTTCCCCCTTTTCTTTTTTAATCACATAGGATTGTTTCATGGCTATATTTAGAGGTGTAGGTGGCTCAGGAAGTTCATCGGACAATTCCTTTCTACAGGAAGTTACTGCTCAGGCTACAACTGCTACTACTAAAGCAAGTGAAGCCAGTGCGTCAGCTACGTCCGCTAGTGCATCAGCTACTTCTGCGGCTAACTCTTTAGCAACAATCCAGAATACAGAAGTTACGTCAGCTAGTTTTAATACTGGTGATGGTGTACTTACATTGACTAAGTTAGGCGGTGCAACAGTTACCGCAGACCTAGATGGTAGATTCCTTACGTCATACACAGAAACAAACGATTTATCCTCAGCCGTTACATGGGTTAACGTACCTAATGCTTATATTACAGCAGGTAGCGTTACACAGCATCAAGCGGCACTGACTATTACAGAGTCACAAATAAGTGACCTACAGTCTTATCTAACGTCATATACAGAAACTAATAACCTAACTACAGCCGTAACGTGGGCTAATGTTCCTGATAATTTTATAACTCAAAGCAGTGTTACGCAACACCAAGCGGCATTAAGTGTTACTGAAAGTCAAATAAGTGATTTGCAGTCTTATCTAACAGCAGAAACAAGCCATGCTGATGTATTAGTAGATGGAGACTTCACTAGCAACGGCTTAATGAAGCGCGATGGTGTGGGTGCTTATAGTGTAGACTCTAGCACCTACGCAACTGAAACCTATGTAGACACAGCAGTAAGCGGTCTTGTAGATTCTGCACCTGCTACCTTAGATACCCTAAACGAACTAGCATCTGCATTAGGCGATGATGCTAACTTCTCTACCACAGTAACTAATAGCCTTGCAGGCAAAGCTAACTTATCAGGTGCTACGTTTACTGGCAATGTTAACGTACAAGATGGGTTATTGTCTGCTAACAGTGGAGCTAATCAGCCCTTTTTCAAAGTAAGTACAGTAGCGGCTAGTGGCAGTGCAGGTGTGTTTCTTGATGGTGACATTGTAGTAAATGGCACAGTCGATGGCGTAGATATAGCAACTAGAGATGCTGTTTTAACCTCTACAACGACTACAGCTAACTCAGCTTTGCAAGACTTAGTTGACGATACCACCCCACAGCTAGGTGGTGATTTAGACCTTAATGGTAACGACATTACTGGCACAGGCGCTATCAATATTGGTGGCGGCTACAATACTTCAACTGGTAGTTATGTTACTTCCTCAGGTAATCTTACCACTAACGCAGGTAACATAATTGCTAACAGCGGTACTCTTACGTTAGGCAGTGATGCAACTATAGGTGGTAATGTAGTTGTTACAGGTACAGTAGACGGCAGAGACGTAGCCACAGACGGTGCTAGATTAGATACTATTCCTTATCACAGGGTAAGAGATGACAGGCTAAGTTCTTTTAATCAGCAACTTGCCTTAACAACAACAAATCAAAACTTAGGGCAATATCAAAATCTATATCACCCTAACACCCCTGTAGAGACTATGCGTTTTGTTGATGTAGAGTGGACTACACTTTGGAGTTATGTAAGCAGTACCAATAACGACATTAGGCTTTCTTTATATCTTACTGTCCCAAGCACTGTCTCAGCCGTTAGCATAGGAACTGCTAATGCTTTTGCACCTTCATCCTATTATAGCGTACGGCAAAGTAATGAGGCGTGGTATTGGGTTTCAGGAAACTACGAACACTTATTTACAGAGTTTGGTAGAGTATCCCAATCTAGTTCAGGCAGTATTAAACAGCAAGTTGTATCAGCTATGTACAACCCCGATGCTGATAGAACATACTTCTGCGCTACAAACACTACAGCACCTATAGCAACTGGCGATACTGTTTATTTCCACCCTTATGCGTGGCAAAACGCAAACGCACAACTTCTTGTTTATAAAGACATTGCAGAAAGATATAGGTCAGGTTTTGAACGACATAATGTTAATTTTAAACTGCCCTACACTGATGATACTTTAATTTACAAGTTAAATATTAAAGAACTGTCTACAAGTGATTCGGCTGTTGTTAGAGATGCACAAGTAAGAATAACAAGCACAGGAATATAAGTATGATTGTTGGATATAGCAAACTAAACAGCGAGGGTAGAGTGGTAGAGGTTATACATCAAGAATGTTCTACAGAAGAAGAATCCATACAAGTAGCAGAAGCCCTTGTTACAGCATCTATTGACGATGAAACTGTTGGTGAAGTTTATCGCGGTACAAGATATGGCGATGATGTAGTTTATAATATAGTACACGAAATACCACGATAATTCTTAGGAGAACAACATGGTAACGGAAGAAACAAAACAAGCTGTAGACGTATTCGCGGCATCCACAGGTGTGATGTCACTAGCGGCTTGGTTGCCTCCCGTTGCTAGTATCTTTACTATTATCTGGTTAGGTATTCGTATCTATGAATCAGAGACAGTACAGAAGTTGTTGCCTAAGAAGTGAGAAAGTTATTTTGCTTACTAATGATGTTCTCATGGGTTACACTAGCAGAGAACGCTCAGGAAGGTAGTTTGAATACGTACCACGGTTCTGACTCAACTACTAATAGTAACAACACAACTACAGATACGTCAACTAGTAATACGTACAATGGAGCAGGAAGCAGTAGCGAAATACCAGTAGGTTCTGCAATCACTCCTAGTTACATGAGTAATGGTATGGACACTTGCCTTAAGGGTACAGGTGGTTCATTACAGACAGTAGGCGTAGGGTTCAGTAGTGGTACTTATGATGTTGACCCTGAATGTAATAGACGTAGGGACGCTAAGGTACTAGCTGACTTAGGTATGAAGGTAAGTGCAGTAGCACGTATGTGTCAAAGCACTGACGTATGGAAGGCAATGTTTATCTCAGGTACACCTTGTCCTATACTGTCAAACGGTAAGCTAGTCGTAGGTAAACGTGCTATGTTAGTCATGAAGCGTCAGCCAGAAGTTTACATACCAGACTACAGCAAGAAAACAAAAGATTGGTACAATAACGTATTAAACATAGGAGGAGAGGACACAGATGAAGAAGATACTATTATCTCTGTTAGTGCTAAGTTCCGTAGTTCAGTCAAGTGAATATGACGCACTACTAGACTCAAGCACTGCTATAGTCGATAAGATTAACACTGGCATCCTCCTAGTGGGCGCAGGTATGGAGTATGCACATCAAGGTGACGCTTTATCTGACGGTACTCTATCTACTACAGCGCACATACAGGAA